TGCAACACTATTCAATCTAATGGTTATATAGATGTACCTAACGCTAAGGCATTGATTAATGGTAGGACTGGTACTGTTTTAAGTGCTGTTAGTGGAACGTATCAACCTTTAAACAACTCAAGAACTTTAGATATTATTGAGCAAAATAAAGATTTTTTAGATATTGAGAACGTTATTAATGGGCAAGGTGGCGCATTTAGTTTTGTTTCATGCGCTATGAAAGACAATATAGGAGAAGTGACACCCGACGATAAAATTAAGCGTAGAATGATCTTTATTAATAGCTTTAATAATGCTTATTCTTACAAAGTAGTAATTATTGATTTTAGGTTATTTTGTTTCAATCAAATGGGCAGGATAAACAAGTCTAAAAATAAATTGACAATGAAACATTCTAAGAATATCACATCTTGGTCTAAGCATTTACCTGAGTATATCGCTCAAAATAGAGATGATTTACAAGAATCTATAGAGCAATTTAGAGCAATGAAAAAAGTTGAGTTAAAAGGTACTGAGACCTTAAGAGAGATATTTTTGCACTCATTAGCCGATAAGCTTAAAGGTCAGATTACAGATAAACGAACAAAGGAAAAAAGGAATAAAAATATCTCTGATATTGATAAGGAATGGTCAGAAGTTAAAAATAATTACTATAGGGACAATGATTTCTCATTATATGGTGCGTTTAATGCTTTAACCTATCAGCAAACCCATAGTGAGGGCCGCATACTTGACGAGAATAAGAATGCAATGAACAGATATCAAAGTTTAATAGCTGGACCATGCGGTAATCGAATAGATCTAGCTAGGGAACGGTGCCTAGCACTCACTAGATAACTACATTAGATAGCTATTAATCTTTTAGGGACTTGTAAAGAGTCCCTTTTTTATTTTATTGACGTAATACATTAGATAGCCTAGAATACTTAAGTAATCCATCCACGATTTCAAATGAAAAACAATTCTAACCCATTTTCGAAAGCATACTTTAAGGAACAATCAAAAAAGTACATTGCTATTGCAAAAAGATCATTTAAAAGGATAGAAAAGGAATATGAAAAAATGTATTCAAATGATGGAACGCCTAACGATAATTACAGTGATGATATTATGTGCAGTTACTATGACATGGAAAATTTTCTAGAGTTTGTAGATGATAAAGAATCTTTTTATAGTCACGGATCTTGTATAGTTGATTTAATCAAATTAGATAATGAAATAGAAAAGGGAGAAAAATTACTTTTGAAAGTTACTGAAAAAATGAATAAGTATAAAAAAGAGAAAAAAGATATTTTAATTAATAGTTTAAAAGTTGAATAAATTATCATTTTATTTTGTTAGTGTAGTATGGAAAGTCATTAGCTACATTTTAAAATAAACATTTTAAGAGGGTTTATCCCTCTTTTTTATTGTTGATTATCCTATCTAGTGTGATACAATAGAATAGTAAATCATCCAAATTTCAAAAATGAAAACTATTACAGAGATTAAGAAATTTTTTCCTAAATTTTTTGATAAGTCTTTAATGAGTCAATTTTCAGGCAAAGTGTACAGAGATACTGTTGAAACTGATACTGGAACGTATTTCATCAGTAGTGAGATTTATGCTTATGAAAGAATAAACGAGCATGAGATTGATTATCCAGAAAAGAACAGAGTCTTTAGAGTTAGATTTGCAGATAAGATAAAATGTAAAGGTTTAGAAATAGCGCAGATTAATACTATTGAACAATTTTTAAGTTTGGAAGATGCAAAAATGTATCTAGAAAAGTTATTACATGATAATGGTGGTTTTAGGATTAGTCAGCATGAAGCAAATATGGCAAAGTTGAGACTATCTAGAAAGTACTAAAAAGATGTATTTTAATTTGTATTGTATAACATAGACATCATTAACTACATTTTAAAATATTAAAAATATTAGATTTTAAGGGGCTTTTTACAGTCCCTTTTTTATTTGCGTGTCTGTTCTACTGTGTTACAATAGATATGTAAATTCATCCACAATTTCAAATGATCAACAAACTTTGCAAGTCTTTACCTGATGGATCTTTCTTAGTATTTGCTAAACACTATAGAGACAATTATAACAAGATTAAATTCATTGCTAACTTCTCTGGCTGTGCAGATATGAATAATGTAGTTGATAAGTGGTTAACTGATTGTTTATCTAGTGATCTTTGGGGAATCGAATACACAAAAATTAGAGAATCTGAAGTTACTGTAATCCTTTCTTTTTAGTCTCTTTACCATTGCAACACTGCAAAATCATTATGTACTACCATTTAAGAACACAAAGAAGTACAGCCAAAGGCAAAAAACAGAACATTGTACTATCTAGTATGGTAATTCTGTCTGTTCTATTCTTTGGAATCTGTTCTTGGTCTTTCTACGTTGAAGATCAGCAAATCTTGGAACGATGTTTACAAAGAGAATCTTCTAATTACTGTTATAAAACTATTTACGGTTGATTAACTACTAAAAATTTTTAGATCCCCTATCTCATGTAGGGGATTTTTTAATGTCTGCAATTATTTTTACTAAACTACTACAATAAGTAGACGCCCCGTTTATTAGGTAAGTCGTGTAGACGTTTATTGTCGAGGTAGCTATGTTATTACTGTACTACATAACTACAGTAGAGTAGACGTAGGGGGTATGTCTCGACTTTTTCGCCAACTTTTTTACACCCCCCAGGACTTAAATTTATTTTGGTGAATAAAGTTCTCCTGTACTACATACATATACTACACTAACGATTCATATCTGTCAATATTATTTTAATTAGTTTGTCCTTCGATAAATGAGATCTAGTTCCTGCAAGGACTCCCAGTTGTTTACACGTTAAGTACCTCAGAAATTTGTAGTATCCTTGTAGGGGGGCAGGGGAGCGATAAACAAAAGGCTCACCTAATAGATCCAAAAATTTACGAATCAACTTTAGGCTCTACCTGAATAGATAACTGTGGAGCGTTTATATTTACGTTTTCCACACTTTCCCCAATCACTCTCCCCAACGAATCCAACACCTGAGCAGCAGTCTGCAACTGACCCTTTCTTACAGCCTTCTCAAACAATCTAATCCTCATCGCTTGCAATCTAGGCAACAAATTCTCCCTATCAGTTTCCCAATCCTCATTATTCCACTGCTTCACTTTTTTCCAGTCAGCCCACGCAGTATCCCTACCAATACCCTCCTTAGCCGCATGATCCAAAACCAACTGCCTCACAGTCAACCCCTCCAACTGCCTCCGATACAACTTTTGCCTCCTAGCCTCAACAATAGCGTCTGTCCTTCTCCCAACAGGCTCATTTTCTTTCCCTGGAACGCAAAACTGCCCGTTTTTATTACGAATAGCGGAATCAGTCACGGACTAATCCAATAACAATATCTAAATGATAACGTCAAATCTGCAATTTAGTCCAATCTATACGTGTATTAACCAACCAAAACTGCTACTCTGTACTACATGACTACAAAAACGATACCTTTAAGTTTACGTTGGGCACAGGGAGAAGTATTCAACAGCGAAAGTAGATTCCGTGTCTTAGTAGCGGGAAGACGCTTCGGAAAATCCTACCTCTCCTGCATCGAACTCCTAAAAGCAGCCATCTCAAGACCAGGCGAAACCTACTTTTACTGCGCCCCAACTTACCGCATGGCAAAAGACATCGCATGGAAAGAAATAAAACGCTTAGTCCCAAACGAATGGATCAAAAATAAAAACGAAAGCGACCTAAAAATAGAACTCATCAACGATTCCACCATCGAACTCAAGGGAACTGAAAACGCAATGGCTCTCCGTGGTCGAAGCCTCGCAGGTGTTGTCTTAGACGAAGCAGCCTTCATGGATTCTGAAGTGTGGTTCGAAGTGATCCGTCCCGCCCTAGCCGACAAACAAGGCTGGACACTCTTCATCTCCACCCCCGATGGAACCGCAAGCTGGTTCTACGATTTATGGTGCTACGTCCCAGAAGATGAAACGGGGGATTGGAAAAGATGGAGTTTTACAACAATCGAAGGGGGCAACGTACCAGCAGATGAAGTACAAGCTGCCCGTGCCCAACTAGACGAACGTACATTCCGCCAAGAATTTGAAGCCAGCTTCGAGAATCTCACAGGTCTCGTAGCCGTCTCATTTTCCGATGAAAATATCTCCCAAAAAGCAAAAGACATAAGCGTAGCCCCCATACTTTTGGGTGTGGACTTTAACGTAGACCCAATGTCAGCCGTATGTGCTGTTAAAGATTCGGATACATTGTACGTGTTTGACGAAATCACGCTCACAGGTGGGGCAACCACATGGGACTTTGCCGAAGAAGTCACCCGAAGATATGGCGTGGAACGAAGAATAGTGGCATGTCCTGACCCCACGGGCGGAGCCAGAAAAACCTCTGGAGTAGGAGCAACGGACCATAGTATTTTACGAAGAAGTGGTTTTAATGTTTCAAGCCCACGTGCGCCCTGGAAAATAAGGGACAAAATCACAGCCGTTAACACAGCTTTACTAGACGCAAGTGGAGATAGAAGAACTTATATTCATCCGAGATGTAAAGAACTAATCAAATCCTTAAGAACCCTCACTTATGCACCAAACACAGGCTTACCTAATAAAAATCTTGGTGTTGATCATGCTTTTGATGCTTTCGGTTATTTATGTTTACAACAGTTCAATTTGGCAAAACCTGAAACTTTAGGGCAAACTGGGTATAGGATTTACTAAAATAATGACTTTAACCGAAGAGCAATTAGATGTTATTGAAGCTGTAAAGGGCAGAAGAGAAGCTGGTTTATGGGATAACAGGTGTGAAAAATATATGAATAAACAAAAAATTGTAAAATCGACTTCAAAAAAAGCTGTAGAACCAAAAGTTTCCGAAGAAAAACTGAAAAAGTAGACAGTACCAGTTAGACTATTAAATATAGTCTATTTTATTTTAGCTCATGGCTTTCTATCGTGGCGAAGAAGGCTCCGTCAAGTTTAAGAGTGACACAGCAGATGACTATGCTGCAATAGCTTCTACAACAGGATGGTCGTTATCTATTTCAAAGGATGTCTTAGATTGCACAGCTCATGGAGCTACTAGCAGAAGTTATGTTGGTAGTTTTGTAGGTGCGACTGGTTCTGCCGACCTGCTCTACACAGCAACAGCAGGTGAGACAACTGATTTCATTAAGGACATCACTACAACATCTGATACAGGAGACGCTAAGTTCCAGTTGTATTTAAGTACTGCTGGTAACAAGAAGATCGAATTTAACGGTATTATCACAAGTGCTGATTTTGGTACAACTGTTGGAGATCTTCAGAGTGTAAGTGTTGGATTCCAAATGACTGGTGACATCACTGCATTTGACGTTTAAGGAAGACAAAAACTTTAGAGGCTAGTTAAATGACGTATGCCGTTCCTGGCCCAATTCGTACCAACATTACAAGTTCTACCAGTGTAGGTGGTTCTGATAGTCCATTTACTCGCACACGTGCGGTGATGGACATGGTAAAGGGGTGGGAAATTATGAAGGCCGTTACGAATGGGACTGAATATTTAAGAGATAATTCAGAAGCTTTTCTTCCTCTTGAGCCACGAGAGGATTACACAGCTTATTTATCTAGGGTAAATCGAGCAGTATTTTCACCATATACGCAGCGATTAATTAGAGCAGCAACAGGTTTAATAATGAGAAAACCTATTACTTTAATAGGTGATTCATATTGGACTGATGTTTTTGCTAAGGATGTTGATGGATGTGGATCGGATTTAGATGAGTATGCGAGAAGGGTACTTATTTGTTCTTTGACCTATGGTCAGAGTCATATTTTAGTTGATTATCCTGCACCGACAGGGGCATTAAGTCTGGCAGAAGAAAGAGCGCAAAATAGAAGGCCATATTGGATAGAAATCGATCCAACTAACATTTATGGTTGGAGATTAGATCGAGAAGTTAATTATGGCAGATTGATACAGGTGAGAATTGCTGAGAAGGCTGTTGTACCGTCAGGAGAATTTGGCGAACAGGTATTCGATCAAGTAAGGGTTATTGAACCAGGGAAATTTAGTATTTATAGGAAGGTTTCACCTAAAAAAGACCTAATTAACCTGCAAGATACGACTTATGCAGGTAATTTTGATGGCCCAGAAAATGAAAAAGACTATGAATTAGTGGATTCTGGGGCGTTTTCGTTAGGTGAAGTGCCTTTAGTCAGTGTTTATTCAGGCAAGACTGATACTTTGACGAGTAAGCCACCTTTATTGGATATTGCGTATTTAAATTTGGCACATTTTCAACGTCAAGCTGACTTAATTCATAGTTTGCATGTTGCTTCTCAGCCAATGTTGGTGTTAGAAGGTTGGGATGATCAAACAAAAGACACTGTTATCAGTGTTAATTATGCGATGGCAACGCAACCTGGAAATAAGGTGTATTATGTCGAGCCAGCAAGTAGCGCATTTGAAGCTCAGACCAATGAGATACAAGAATTGCAACTTCAGATGGCAACTTTAGGAATTAGTACGTTATCTCAACAAAAATTTGTAGCAGAATCAGCAGATGCAAGACGTTTAGATCGTGTTGATACGAACTCTATGTTGTCAATGGTTTCTCTTGAGTTAGAGCAGAAGTTACAAAAAGTGTTTAATTTATCTGCTAATTATTTAGGAATTGAGCCACCTGAAGTCAAAATTAGTCGTGATTTTGATATTGAAAGGCTAATTGGACAAGATATAACAGCTTTAACTTCCTTGTTTGATCAGAAAGTGATTGATAGAGAGGAATTTAGAGATATTTTGGTGCAAGGTGAAGTTCTCCCTAATGCAAATGAGACCGAAGTTGATTAATACACTACAATAGTAGTGAAGAGCATTTATTTACTATGCCAATCGAAAAAATGAGATTTGAGGACTTAAATCCTCCTGCTTGTCCACCAAAACCAGCAAAAAAGAAAGCTGTCGTCAAAGAAGAGACAGTTGAGACACCTAAAACACCTGTAACTGAGTAATTATGATTGAAGAAAAAGTCATCCAGCAGGAGTCTGTGGCTCCTGTTGAGCAGTCTGTGGCTGCTACCGATGCTACACAGACAACACCAACAGTTGATATTGATGCGTTAAAAGCAGAGTTAGCGCAAGAAAAGGCTTCTAGAGAGAAAGCCGAGCAATCTTTTGGCGAATTAAAGTCAAAAGTTGATGAAATGTATAAAAAAGCTGATGAAAAGAGAGTAAAAAGCCTTGAAAATCAAGGTGAATACAAGCCTCTTTGGGAAGAAGCAAATAAAACGAACCAAGAGAAAGTCAAAGAAATCGAAAGTTTAAAAAGTCAAATTGATGAGTTAAAGCGTTCTACTGAAAATGCTGCTACTCGGAACAATGCTTTATCAGCGTTAAGTAATGCTGGAGCGATTAATGCAGGTCAGACGTTATCACTTTTGCAAGATAAATTGCATAAAAGTAGTGATGGCAGAACTGTTATTTTGAGTGGTGGAGTTGAGCAGGATCTAGGTACTTACGTTAATAACTTGAAAAACCCTGGGAGTGGATGGGAGCATCATTTTAAGGCTAGTAATGCTGCTGGCATGGGATCAAAGCCTAGCCCCGTGTCTAATGTCGCTCCAGGGCAAGACAACCCTTGGAAGACGGGCAATCTCACGCAACAAATGTTATTATCTAATCAAGACCCTGATCTAGCGGCTGTGCTGCAAAGAGAGGCATCTCAGTAACACAATTTCTGATGATTATCTAACAAATAGGTCTGTGACCTATGGGGATAATGATCTTTAAATCTGTGATTTAAGTAGAAAGTGTTACTCCCAAGTCTGTGGCTTGGTGGTCAGTAAACCGTAATTTTTAGGAGGAAGAAATGGCTGCTCCATTTCAGA